TCTAGATTAGGATTATTTGATGTAATTCTCTACAGCGAAATCCCTAACGGGAGTAGTAGCATTCGGGCGCGAACCTTGAGCCTCATCTTAGGATTTGTTTACAAATCTTTTGATGAAGCTTATAGGTTCGTTTGGTACTAGTAGGCATGATTTTGGAAATCTAATAATCATGCAACCACTTCTTCTAAACGAACTTATTTGCTTCATCGTTTTCCTCGTGATCTGCCTTGTTATTTTGGCACACCGCATCTACCACATGCATTTTTCCCCTATTCTTCCCCAGAATGGAGGAGAAAATAACCTCAGAGCTTCACTCCTCCGCGAGTTGTCACTCCTTAACAGAAAGCGCGTCAAGCGCAGTAGCGATTATCGCAGAATTGCCCTGATCAAGGAAAGATTGACGTCTTTTAAATCTTTTGATCGAAAAAAGGCGGCTCACAAAACCTATGGATTTACTCCCCAATCAGGTTTTGATCCCCTTTACCGTAAAATGATGTACACTTTCATCAATTGTTATCTCAATTCAGCCTACGTATTCATGCGCAGGATGTGTTTTATCGATAAATATTATACTTTGCGCGCACATTTGTTCACCAGGAGACAAACTACCCACGTTTTTCATACCATTGAACAGTTTTCCAAACCTATTTGTCCTTTCATAGATCCAAATTTGGCTAATCTGGAGCGTATCACTTATTTGATTTGCTCTATTGCTGATTCCAAATCCTATATTGGTGTGACTAGTGCTATTCTTCAATTCATCCGAACTGAATATACCAGTTGCTTAGTGGGGGATCTTTATTCTCATATTGAACATTATTTGATGCCAGTCGAACCTCAGTTCGGAGAAGATTGTTTTCGCACTATCACTTCATTTAAGAACGATTTTGCGAAATTTTCCAACACTAAATTGTTTCAATACATTCGCAAGAGCTTCTCCGTTATCGTAGGGCTTGGATATTGTAAAGCTTTTAATGTTCCTTTTACTATTGAAGGCCTGACTATTTTTGATGCTTCTGTTGAACCATCAAAATTTGTCGCTACCGATGCTCTTATCTTATTTTCTGAATTAGTTGAGGAAATGGGAAGAGTCTTTAGTGCCTGCTTCGCAACTAGGTCACTTTCTCCTTTTCTATTTTCCGATGCTGATGCCGAGACAATTGAACACCTTTATTTGGAGATGGTAGAATTAGTGCCATACATGATCAATGGAGATTTGGAGTCTGCGGACTCCACTCCTGAATCTTTCTGGACACAATTGGATCTTTTGAATAGTAAACTATTGTCGGCACACGCCGGTACCAACCACCCCGCTGAAAAATTGCAGCTGTTCAATAGATTAGTCACCGTCCGCAAGTGGATCTCAGAGTTTAACGTTGTTCAGAACTCCGGGTCCCTACGCGAGGCTCCATTCTGTGTTTCATTTTCGGGACCCTCTGGAGTGGGAAAGACTACTATTGCTAATTTGATCAACATTTCTATATTGAAATCCAACAATTTCGATGCCGACCCAAAAAAGATCGTTTCTCACAACGAGAATGATAAATATTTTTCCAACTACCGCGCAGATGTTACTTCTATTATTCTTGACGACTTGGCTAACACAAATTTGGATTTCCTAACGGAATCCCCATTGGTTAGTCTTCTTAAGTTTAAGAATAACAATCCCGAATACGCCGTTATGGCAGACTTGGCATCTAAAGGCAAAATTCCCGTTAGACCCAAAACTCTTATTGTCACTACTAATGTGCAAGATTTCAAAGCGGGCAAGTTTTCTAACTGCCCACTTTCCATGTTGCGTAGAGTAGACGTACATGTCGAAGTTTCTGTCAAACCAGAATTTCGCGTTGACGGAACCAATTTCTTGGATCAAGGAAAAGTCTTGGAATTCCTCGAGACCAAAGAGGGTTCAGAGAAACTTTATTCTGATATTTGGGAGTTTCGTGTAGCCAGAGCCGTTGATACGGACCCAAGGCGCCCCGAAGACAACAACATCAGTCTCATTAATCTCGTGTGTGGAACTCAGTATCCTTTCAATGCATCCTTGAGTGAACGTGGAGTGTCTATTGATGTAAATCAACTCACCAAGTTGTGCATCAAACTGTCTCACGTGCATTTCCGCAACCAGAAAACCACTGTTCGCAATGCCAACCAGCTCCACAAGATGGTTGACATTTGCCAAGAGTGTAGTTATCCTACACACTGTTGTGAATGTATCCAAGTCCAAGCTGGCATGACTCAAGAAAATTTGGAAGAAAGAATTTCTTATTATCAAAATTGCCAGAATTATTATTGTTATAGATTGTTCTCGCGTTTCTTTTTGGGTTTACCATCAATGCGCGTATTGGCTTTTCTTGCCTGTTCTAAATATTGGAAAGAATTTGTCATTCGCAATTTAGCAGCTTATTCTCTCCTCACAACCCTGTTCTATTTTGCTTTCCCGCTGTGCTGGAAGTTCATCTTTCTATTTATTGTCGTTCATAGTGTCCATAATTCGTATCAAATGCTGAAGGAATACGACCTATGCTGCTTGCACGCTTCTTTAAAACCTCATTTCTTTCGGAACTTGACCAGCAGGGTCAGAGATACGAATTTGGTTTGGTTATTGGGAGGCGGTGCTTCAGCTATTTTAATGGTAGGAGCTTTTCGCTCTCTCATTAGGGCGTACAAATATGCCATTCACTCCGGTTTTTCGCCCAAGACGGAAAGCGAATTGATGGGTAAGTTGTCGGTTCCCAATCAATGGGATCGCACTGTAGTCACCCCTCTTCCCGCTACGAAATGTGCCTTGTCCACCACAACCGAACGCAGTATCGCTAAGATATCGAAAAATGTCGTCTATGTAAGGTATATCGTAGGGGATGAACCGATTACCACAACCAATGGTTTCTTCATTAGTAGCAATGTTTTGCTCCTGCCCTTCCATAACATACCAAAGTGCGATTTCTCACTTGAGGTTATCCGTGGGCCCATGGTTTCTCCCCATAATTCTTTCATTTCGAAGGTTTCCATCGACCATATTTACGAATTCGAAAACAAGGATTTCAGTCTCGTATACATTTCTAATGGCGGCGATTGGTCCGATATGAAGCCATATTTTCCTTTAGACATTCCTAGGAATTGTGGTTTCGTTATGCCTTATCGTTCTAGAGATGGGTCGATTTCTACTTTTAAAGGTAAGACTGCTAACAGTGAAGTGTACAATGGATTTCGCAAATTCCAAGGGAGTTACTACAAGTTAGACAAGCCTACCTTCAACGGGTTGTGTATGGCGCCATTGATTAGCGATTCGGTCGCAAACATTGTCTTGGGGTTCCACTTAGGTGGAGCTACCGGCACTAGCCGCGGATGTTCCGGGCTCTTGACGAACGAGGAAATATCCCACGCTCTCTTGCATTTGAAATCAATAGTCAACATTCCTATTGCTACCTGCGAAGGCACTATGTTGCCATCCAAGTATGGGGCCACAATTCTCGAGAGTACTTCTATAGACCCTAAGTCTCCGGTGAACTATTTTCCTCCTTCTACTCCAATCTCCGTGTATGGAAGTTGTCCAGGAGGAGTCAAGTATTACACTGCCGTTTCGAAATCTAGTATATCGGATTCCATTGAGGTTCACTGTGGGGATGCTAACATCTACGCTGGACCTAAATTTGGGCCCGAGACGTGGAAGCCTTGGTACAAAGGTTTGGAGGGATATTCCGATATCGCCCCCGGGCCTTATCCTAGTTCGATTAAATGGGCCGTGGACGATTACATCGAGCCTGTTCTCCAGAAATTTGATGACTTCGAGATTTTCCGAAATCTTAAACCACTAAGTAACCGTGAGGTACTCAACGGTATCGACGGTCTTCGATTTGTGGACCGCATGGCTCGCAATAAGTCCGTGGGTTTCCCTTTAGTGGGCCCCCTAAGTGATTATATGTTAGTAGACGAACTTGGAGAAGGTGAGGTCGAACTTAATCCCATATTCTGGGACGAAGTTGCTCTGATGGAAGAGAATGCCCTTAATGGCATTCGATCTTATCCAGTCTTCAAGGCTAGCCTTAAGGACGAGGTCACTAAGGTGTCCAAGGATAAGGTCAGGGTCTTCACTGCTGCGTCCATGGCTCACAAACTCATTCTGAGGAAATATTTCCTCCCCTTGACTCTTGTTCTATGTTCGGACCCATCGGTCTCTGAGTGTGCTGTGGGGATTAATGCTTATGGCCCAGAATGGGACGATATGGTGACACATGTTACCGAATTCGGCACAGACAGGGTATTAGCCGGGGATTTCAAGGCTTACGACCAGAAACTTCCCCCTAGCGTGACTCGTGCCGCCTTTTCGGTTTTCATCCGTATGGCTCGGAAGGCCAATTATTCCGATAGAGACATTACCATAATGGAGCACCTGGTGTCCGATGTTGTTCACGCCACTGTTGCGTACAATGGAACTCTCATAGGTTTTAATGGCTCACAGCCTTCTGGACAAAATTTGACGGTGTTCATCAATAATATTAGCAATGGTATTTTGCATCGATGTGCCTATCTTGACTCTAGTCCTCTTGGGCGCGCCAACACCCCCCCTTTTAGGGATAACCTTAAAATGATTTTTTATGGGGACGATTCTACTGGGAGCGTGAACAGGGAGTGCACCTGGTTCAACAATCAGGTCATGTCCTCTTATATGGACGAATATGGTATGACCTATACGCCCCCCGATAAAGCAGGGGAACACCCGATTTTTCGCCCTAAGGGCGAGGTAAGCTTCCTGAAGCGCGACTCCCGATACGATGAGGATATCAAACATAATGTGGGGGCCTTAGAAATGGCTTCCATCTTCAAGTCTTTGCATTGTGTAATGAAAAGTAAACACGTTTCCGAAAAGGAATTGTGCGCCACTAACATCGATAACGCACTACGGGAGCTGTTCTTGCACGGTAGAACTGAGTACGAACGCAGACGGCTTCAATTGAATATTGTAGCCGAGGAATGCGATGTCATGCATCTGTGTTCCAACCTTTCCAAGTCATTTGACGATTGTTTGACAGCTTGGAAAGACAACTATTATCCTGATTACGGTTCGTTCGATTTGCACCGATCGAAACGCTTGTATTAGTTGATTTGCAAAACAAGCTGTATGGTAACAGCTTCAAAACTAACCCTTAACGCAGTTCGGTAGGACTGCGTAGTATGTTTACTACCTCCAAACAATTAAGGAGCAGCCTGGGCTCGAAATCCCAACCAGGCCCCCCTAAGAATGTTGAAAGACCATCAAAACTTTCAGGCGCGGATGCGCCGACTTTCACTGCCGAACAACTCGTGGAGTTTCTTGCTTCATATGAAAATCGTCGGAGGCAAACCAAGTACGCCCGGAAATTATATCAAGCGTCCAGTGATTCTCGACATCCTTTGTTCGAGAATATGTGGGACGACATACGTCCCGGTCCTGATGTTTGTTATGATGACGTATACGATTCACTTATTGGCAAATTTGTTCCACAATCCGGAAACGTTGAAACACGTATGTATCCTAGCGGATATTATTCTAAAGACGGTAAATTGGACGAGATCAAGTCACGACGATATGAAATGCTGAGTGAACTTTGTCAATTGTATTTATATTACCAAGACCCCAGGGTCGGATTGTATCCTCCCTCCGATCTTTATCAATTCGCTCTGGACAATCCCAAGCCTGACACTTATGTAGACAGATACAATTTCAGTATGCATTCCACTATGATGGCTGACTATTTTATTCCTTCCATAGATTTAACTAATACCACTCCAGTACGTGTCAATGCCCTTCCAACTTTGTCTCCTACTCTACCTCCTACATATAAGACTGTGACACAGCCTCCTTCAGCTACGACACCTCCGCCCACCGTTGCTCCTACTTTTCTTAGGGGCATCATTCCCCAGAGTGGTATCGCGGAAGGGGAAAATTCGGCCATGACCTCTTCCGCAATAACACAATTTGTGGATGAGAACCCGGATTGGACTGTGGGTATTAAGCATAGCAAAGACGATTCTTATTATGCCGCAGATACTTCTGACGTGGGTTTGGAGGAGTTCTTCTCCCGCCCCATCGTTATAGGTAGTGTTGCTTGGGCTAGTAATAGTGCCACTGCTGTCTTGGGTCTGGACTTAGACCCTTGGCAGCTCTTCTTTGCAAATCCTAGAGTTGTTAACCGTATTTGTAATTACCGCAACTTGAGATGCAACTTGAAGATCAAGGTGATGATTAACGGTTCGCAATTCCACTTTGGGAGAGCCATCGTCGCCCATTCTCCTTTGGGCGTGGGAGATGAGCTCATAAACAAGTTGAGTTCTACTCAGCTTACTAGTTTACCACACATCTTACTTGACCCTTCCACTAGTCAGGGCGGCGTCCTAGACATCCCTTATTTACATCATTATAACTCCTACGATATACCTAAGAGTGATTGGCTTGGGCGATCCCAGATCCTGGTGAGGGCGCTGACACCTCTCGGCCATTTAGCGGGCAATACCGAGAACGTGACTATCACTGTATTGGCTTGGGCTGAAAACGTTCTACTGTCTTGCCCGACTAGCTCTGAACCTTTCCAAATTACTCCGCAATCTGGAGATGAATACGGTAAGGGTATTGTTTCTCGTCCCGCTTACGCTGTGGCACATCACGCGGGGTTGCTCAAACACATTCCATTCTTGCGACCTTACGCTACTGCCACCCAAATTGGGGCGGGTGCATTAGGAGACATCGCTCGCATGTTTGGATTTTCGCGTCCTACAAACGTATCTGATGCCGTTTATGCCAAACCGACCTTATCTGCCACTTTTGCGAACGTTGATTCTTCAGACACCATTCCAAAGTTAACTTTTGATACCAAACAGGAAACTACCGTAGATCCTCGCACCATGGGATTAGGTCCAGACGATGCCATGGCGTTTACCAACATTGTCAAGCGCGAGGCGTATCTTACGCAATTTGATTGGAAGCAGACTACAGGCCTCCCTGGAGTTATGCTTTTCAATATAGGCGTGAATCCCTGGGCTTGGAGCGAGCAGTTGCTTCCTGCCGCAACCGGAGGACAACCTTATTCACTCCCGCCGTGCTCGTTTATTTCTCTTCCTTTCAAGTACTGGAGAGGCACTTTGAAATATCGTTTTCAATTTTGCTCTTCCATTATGCACAGGGGACGTGTAAGAATTTCGTATGATCCTTATTTTGCGTTAGGCGGTCAAACAGAATATAACACTTCTATGAATGAGGTTGTAGATATTGGAGCCAACAACGACTTTACTATTGAAGTTGGTTGGCACTCTCCTAGATCTTACCTAACCATTGGTAAACCTGGTGTTGTACCAATCGCCAGTCTCTACGGAACTGCACCCTTAACCGCTGCAGCTGCCGACTTGCATAATGGTATCTTGTACGTCCATGTCGTTAACGAGTTGACCACTCCCGCAACTGCTCCAGGTGTTACCAACGATATAAAGGTTAACGTCTTCGTCTCGGCTTCGGAAGATTTCGAGGTATTTGATCCCGACCCGGCTTTCATGGAAAACTATTTATATCTCCCTCAGTCGGGGGCTGAAGATGTCATTTCAGATTCGTCAGCCCCCCTTGGGGCTCCGGTCTTGAGAACGTTTGGCAATACTTGCCAGCCGAATCATTCCATTATTTATCATGGAGATCCTATTGTGAGTGTGAGGTCGGCCATTAAACGATATTGTCTATACAGGCGTACTCAGAGTCCCATTCTCAACTTCACCACCCCTTTTGTGTGGGTGTGGAATCAGAGTTCTATACCTTGGCTTAAAGGCAAGGGACCAGCCGGGAATGTTAATGGTGTAAACTACGTTCATAACACCCCTATGACATATTTCGGTCCCGCTTTCTTGGGGTCAAGGGGCGGGATAAGACACAAGATGATGATTATGGCTAGTCAGCCTAACGCAAATTTTGTCCACCAAATCACCAGATCTTCGTGGCAAACGCCGGAATCCAATATTGCGATTCCACAGCCTACTGGCAATTTCTTTCCAACCACGCGTTCAGCGTGCTGGGCTGGAGCAGCAGTAGGCAATTATGATATTTCCCCTCTAATGGAGGCAGAAATACCTTACAGTTCTGATCGCAGATACAGAAGCAATAGATTGAAAAATCCTGCCCAGATCGGAACTGAATCCTTTATGCGTATGGAAATTGCTTGCAGCAATTACCCAGTTGCGGGGTATTTCGTTGTAGACGATTATATTTCCGCGGCCGACGATTTTAGCATGTTCTATTTCATCGGCGCGCCTACCCTTTATAGGGGAATCCTCACTTAATTAGTCTAGGGGTCCCGTATTTGTATATTTGTATAATATTCTGTTAACAGTCACACTGTAACCCTACGAGTAGCCCGTAGGTGCGGCAATGCCGCGAGAAGCCTTTATGGTATTCCCACTTAAATTTTTAACGTAAGTTTTTTGTTCCAGTGGGTTGAACCCATTGAGCTTCTTTTTTAGTACGTTACAATTTTACTTGTGAATCTTCTCGAAATTTCTAGAAGGCTAACATTCCA